TATTGATTCCTGCATATATTAATTCATTAGAAGTAGTATTTAAATCATCAAAAACATAATCTTCAACTAAGCAATCCATTGATTCTAATCGACCTGTGTATCTAAAGAAACCATTATCAGACATCCAGTAAGCAGCGCCATCAACTTCAACGGCTCCATTCTTACCAATCAATCCACAGTTATTTCCTACTTGTTCGTAAGCAAAAGTAAAAGGTTGGCCTACAAATCTCATAGTAAATAAAGAAGTATCCGTCCAAACATAAATTGCATTCCTACCAAGCTTAGCACCGATGATCCGTGATCCGGCGGCCAGTCTTTGTGTACCGGCACTATTGGTTGCTGTTGGTGCGTAGTCATTTATATTTTCTTGAGAAGAAAAACGAATAAACATATCGTCTTGAGTGGTTGTGTCTCCAATCGTTGTCTCTGTTCCAAAAAATACTAAGTGTCTGTCTGGTGTTGATACTAACATGTCCCTTGATGCTGTGGGTGCACCTGAAATAATTGTCGCTCTAATTGCTGTTGCATTAGTTAAATTTGAATCCCATTCAAAACAAGGACCATTAACAATTAAGGCAACTAAAGTTTGACCTAAATTATCCAAGGACCATTGACCGGGGTCTGCAACTGAGTCTGTACTCGTTGAAGCTTCTCCCCACCCTACGTAATCTGTTCCATTAGTAACTGTTGTTCCACTAGAATAAGTAGCAGGAGACGTTCCACGTTGTGCTCTGACTACTCCAGTTAATTCTGTTCCTGTAATCCCAGTGTATTTTATAAATTCTGTTCCAACTAAAATATAAGATGTTCCTGAAGTTGGAAAATCAAGTACACTAGTTAAAGTAATTCCTGTTGTTTGTCCTGTGCTAGTAATTGCTGCACTTAAAGTAGTTGTCTTAGCACCAATAGGTGTGCCACCAAAAGTAGAAATACCATAGCCATAAACTCCTACTTGTTGAGCAGGTCCTACTGGGTAATAAAATTTAACTGACAAGTCTCCGTCGGTCGCAGTAGAATTGGCATTAGATCCCATAGTAATAGTAACTGAAGTAGCATCTACTACTGTTGTTATCATAAATGTTTTATCATCAAAATCAGCTGCACTGTAACCTGAGCCTGTTGGTGGTGTAACATTTTCAAGAAATAAAATATCTCCAGCAGTCATGCCGGTAGTGGATGATAAAGTAATAGTAAGAGTAGGAGTACCTGAAGCACAAGATAGTTTATTTGTTAGTGCTCCAAAGTCAGTTTTGATAGGATGAATGTCATAAAAAACTCCACCGGTGTATACATATAAAATTCTGTTAGTTCCTAAAACAGCATACTTAATTGATGTCTTATTAACCATGTGATGTAAGGCTCTTGTTGGACCACATAAACTAGTAGAACCTAATTGAGCCCAGCCACCTATTTTCTCAGGAGTACCATATCTAAAACGTACATTCTCACCTTCAACCCATTGAGACTCGGCCCCTGTAGATGTAACTTGTTTGTTGAATCCTGGTAAAAAACCTAATTTTTGTAGCATATAAAAAACCTTTTATTAGGTAGTATAGCAGATTGTGATGTAATTCAATAGATTTAAAGCAAGGGGATTTCGTGGTGGGTCCTCCCCCCGCAAGTCTATTTTATATATTATTTTTTGGATATTGTAAAGTCTTTAAAATACTGAGGTAAACCTAACATAGGTCTTCCATCAAATTGATTAGCTTTAGCGTTTTTACCTTTAGTATTGTTATAGTGTAAAAATACTTGTCCACAATCTTTACCTTTAAATTCTTCTCGCCAATGCTCTAACTCGCATCCAGAATAAATTAACATATCTCCTGGTTTAAGATCAATTTTAATACCAGCTCCACCTTCTTTACCTGTTGGATCTAAATATATGGGCCATGACTCACCACCTAGATTTAAAGTAGTAGATACTTCACATGAATATCTATCTTTATGTCTTGCTAGGATATCTCCTTTTTTATAAATTCTTGCATAGGAATAAGTAGGACTTAACTTTAGTCCAGTTTCATTATCCATTTTCTTATTTAATAATTTTAATAAAGTTTCCATAGCTAGGTCGCCATAGTGTGAATAAGTAGTGGGCACTTGTGGATCATTCCACACCCCGTACTCTGTATTAAACGGTGATAAATATTTTTGATCAAATAAAAATTTTGCTGCTGTTCTTTTATTTAAAAAATATGTGTAAACAAACTCTGCTAGTTCAGGGGATATAGCCCCTCTTAATATTTGGTATTTATTTTTCTTGAACGACATTTAATGCTCCTTTTGGTATTGCTTGGCAGTTCCAATGTATAAATCTAAATGGTTCAATACCCATATCAATAATGTATTGATGAGGCAGGTATGAGGGAAAGAATATAATTCGACCTGGTTTTGCTTTATAGTTAATAGCTGAACTTGCATAAGTTATTTTTGATTTATCTAATTCAGGTAATAAGTTCATAACATTACCTGCTCTTGGGTCTTCAAACAAAGGCATAGATGTTTTATCACTAGCTTTTAAAAAATAAAAACCTGACATATGTCCATTCCAATGTGTGTGTAAAGTATGGTGTCCTCCACCATCTTTAGCAAATTCTTGTACCCACATTTCTGTAGTAAATAACTGATGATTAGACATATCAAAACCCATTTCAATTAATAAATTATTAGAAGTTGCACCTATGTATGATGTAAGTTTTTTAAAATCTGGATCATTCATTAGAGTAGATGAATGATATACACTTCCTAAGTCACCTTTAATTTTATTTAATTTATTACGTTTATCAATATCAGGTTGGATAGTTTTTTTAGCTTCTTTAATATACTTATCAGAGGCTTTGTTTAAATCATCAACAAATTTTGGTTCATCTGCATACCATATAGGACATTTAAAATAATCCTCTCTTTTTAATTCTTGAGGGTAAGTAAGTTCTTTTGGTTTTTTAATTTTTTTCTTTTTCATTCTTTTCCTTTTGTATAATAATTAAAATTTATAATATATCTAATAGGCTCTTCTTTTGATGTTAAAGCTCTATGTGATACAGATGAATCAAAAATTAACATTTTATTTTTTTCAGCTTTTATAAATTTAATTTTATTATTAATTTTTAATTCAGTACCCCCATCACACGTATTTAAATATAAGATAGCTGTTTTACATTTTTCTTCATAATCGCTGTGCCAACCAGACTTAGTAAATAATTTACTAATAAACATATTAGCTCTAATTTGAATAGGTGCAATACAATCTAATTTATGTAAAATAGGTAAAATAATTTTTAAGTAAGCAGGAGAATTTTCACACATATTATTAAAAAATATATGATTAAAGTACAAGCTATCTGTTCCATCCTCATTAAATCGATACCCTTGTCTTCTCCAAGGAAAATCTGTACCTAAAATTAAATTTCCAACTTGATTAAAAAAATCTATATCTAAAAAATTTTTAATTATTTTATAACTCATCTAAAAGGATCTCCAACGTTCCAGATTACTAGACTATGTCTAACACCACGTTTAACCGGTTTTACTCTATGCCATACATCAGAAGGAAATACAACTAACGAACCTTTAGATCTTATTTCTTTTAATACATGGGTGTTTGGTTTTTTATCTGGATCGGTGTTTCTCATATCAAATTCTAGTTCTCCGCCAGTATAATCTTTGTCATCAGATAAAGATAAAGTAACAGATAACTTTCTTTGTTTACCATGACTCTGTGTGTTGGGTTGATCATAAGGTCTATCCCAACTATCACAATGCCAATCATAGTACTGGCCTTTTTTATATTTTGTAAATTGACATTGCTCACTAAAATCCCATTGAAAATTCCAATTAGCATCTCTGTTAGCTTGATGAATATAAGGATGGACTGCATTATAAATCCAACGTTCATTTAACCAAACTATATCCGAATCTCTTTTCTTTTTTAAATCTTGTATTTCTTTTTTATTTAATTTTCTATCCCCTAGTCCCCCCGTAACTGCCATTTGATCTTGAATAGATTTTGCATAACGAACGATGTCATCACAAATATGTGAAGGGACAGCTTCTTTAAACCAGTAATAATAATTTTCTAATTGCATATGTCTTTATACAATTAATATAAATGATTTAAAATATTTGTAAAGGATAATTTATGCGGCTACCCAAGAAAGAGTTGCTACATCCCAATTAAAATTACTTGATGGGTTTTCTTGGCTTTGTTGACTTTTTGCTGTCCATCGTAAATTAGATTCTTCCCAACTGATTATATATTTTTCTGCAGGGTCACCATATTCTATAACTGTTGGAAAAGTTACTGGTGCTTGCCAATCATCTTCAGCATCTAATGCCCATGATGCAAAAGGTTGTGGACATAAAAATTTATCTTTTGCAGAGTCATATATATATCCTATACCTGCATATTGTTTTCTAAAATTATTGTTGTAAGAAGTTTGTTTCCAGTTAGGTGTTTTAAAAAAATCAACACACCATGTTTCACCATCAACATGCATGTCATTTTCTCCTAATGGACCTGCTGCTGTTGTAACATCGTTACCAACAACAACCACTTGTATTACTGCGTTATTGTCATCTAATTCTGCGAAATGTGCCATATTATTGATCTCCTTAATTTTTAATTTATATTTTAATTTTAACTTATTGTCAATGTTCCGGTTACGTTAAAAGTTGATATCGTTGCTGCTCCATCAGGGCCAGGAGACGTTGATTTTGTATTAGTTCCAGGGGCTACTGAAATAGTAGGTCCACTTGGTCCAGGAGTTCTAATAATAACTACACCAGATCCACCTGCTCCAGAAACACTTGAAGCACTTCCCCCTGCTCCACCACCACCTGTATTAGCTGTTCCGGGATCACTCGCGCCGCCACCACCGCCACCTGCTCCACCTGCTCCGCCTGGTCCACCGCCACCGCCACCAGCATAAGATACCGAAGCTCCTGAAATACTATTTGCTAAACCTGCTCCACCAGTACCACCAGCGGGTGAGTAATTTCCCCAAAAACCTACTGCACCAGCTCCACCACCACCACCACCTGCATAAACTCCTGGCACCCATGGAGAAAGTGCACCGCCACCACTACAAATATAATTTCCTTTACCACCCCAATGTCCTTGACCATTAATTGCGTCACCACCAACTGCTGTTCCTGAAGGAGTAGGTTGTCCACCACCTCCACCACCTGAAGCTCCGGGTATTCCTCTACCGGCATATGCGTATATGCTGCTAGGAGCGGATGTCGTTTTAGCTCCACCTGAACCACCACCACATGCTATTATTTGATTAAATTCACTTTTAGTTCCACTATTTCCTATAACTACATTAGCTGGATTAGACTGCTGAGCCGGTCCATTAGCCGATGCTCCAGTTCCAACTATAATATGAGTTACACCTGTATTTAAATTTGTTTTTGTTCCACCTGGAAAAGAAGTTTTATATCCACCAGCTCCACCACCACCGCCAGCATCATAACCACCGGCTCCACCACCACCTACAACTAGATAATCTGCTGCTAGTTGTGTAGGTGCAGACCCTACTGTTAAAGTTGCTGATGCTTTAAAATTTGCTACGTAATGAGATCCATTATAAACTACGGGTGCACATTGTGGATTACTAGAAGACATAGCAGTTAAAGATTTAACAATTACAACTCCTGATCCACCAGCTCCACCAGAAATAGGAGAAGGACCACAACCTGAACCTCCGCCACCACCACCAGTATTTGTGTGTCCAGCTGATCCAACTCCAACTCCAGGAAAAAGAGTACCACCACCAGGACCACCGCCGCCTTTTCCGCCAAACATTCCACCGGCTCCACAGTTACCACCACCACCGCCACCCCCAGCATAAGTTTTATATTCACCTCCTATTTCACTTCCTAATCCTCTACCACCAGCTCCAACAGCTCCAATATTTGCATTCGTTCCTGAGCCATTAATTTTTCCTGCTTCACCAGCTCCACCGCCGCCGCCACCCATTTGACCACCGCCTGATGTAGTATTTCCTCCAGCAAAACCTTGACCACATGTACCTGAACCACCTGTACCAGCTACGTTAGCTCTTCCGCCACCACCTGAACCACCAGGCGCACCATTATACTGTGGACTTATAGGAGTTCCTGTGGGTGTACTAGAAGTTCCACCGCCGCCACCACCAGTAGATGTTATTGATGAAAAAATTGAATTAGCACCATTTTTACCACCAGCTGATCCTGATGCACCACCAGCTCCCCCAGCTCCAACTGTTATTGAATATGCTCCTGGACTAGTTGCAAGACTACTTGCTCCTCTCCAACCTCCACCGCCGCCACCACCGCCAGCATCATAACCACCGCCACCACCGCCAGCTACTACTAAATAATCTACTACTGCTCCTGCACTAAAACCTGTCCAGCAACCTGATTTAACAAAATCAAAAACTGTTTCCATTTCCCACATACCAGGAGCAGTTGATGCACTTGCTCCAGCGCCAACTTCATTTATAAAAACAGCACCACCACTACCGGCTCCACCTTTATGTGATCCTGGAATACCTACACCAACTCCACCACCGCCACCACCTTGATTAGCTGTAGCTGCACCTCCTGCTGGTCCACCTCCAGGATTACCTTGACCTCCAAGTCCACCACCACCATAACCACCACGTCCACCATAAGGAGTCCCAACATAATATGCAATTGTACCACCTCCACCACCGCCACCAACTATAGAATTAGCCAGAGGTGTTCCTGGATAATCACTTATTAAATCTTTACCATCACCACCCGCACCAGCAGCACCACCACGTATCGCAGTACCTCCAAACATTGGAAGAGTAGAACCTAAATTTCCTGGTCTATTATAATCTCCTGTCACGTTTCCTTGACCATGTCCTGATTCAGAAGCACCACCACCACCTGATCCAGCAATGTTTCCATTAGCAGCACCAAAAGAACCCTGTCCACCATTAGCACCAGGATTACCCTGATTCACAGTACTTGCAGATCTACATTGCCAACCAATATAAGCATCTCTAGATGAACCACCACCTGAACCACCTGGTCCACCTGGTGTACCTGTTGGAGGTCCACTACCTCTACCAAAACCACCACCTACTGCAGTAGTAGTTCCTGGAATACCAGGCATTGAAGTATTTGATCCTTTATTACCATCAGGGGAAGGAATAGCTACACTTGGATTTGATGCCGCTCCTCCTCCAATTGTTACTGTATAAGGTGCTCCACCTGTTACTGAAATACATTCTTGTCTTAAAACTCCGCCAGCTCCACCACCACCAGCACCTTCTGCTGGTGCATTTCCACCACTTCCACCACCTGCTACCATAGTAATGACAGCTTTAGTTGTAGCCGGTTGCATTGTATGCGAACCACTTGATGTTATTCTTGTAATTGTTGCTGCTCTACCGGGAGTTCCAGATGTTACTGTGTTAACTGGTCCAATAATTCCGCCATTTGCCATAGCTAATTACCTTCCTAAGCGTCGTCTAATACTTCGTATGAAATAAATAAATCTAGATCACCCGCGGCACTAGCTCCACCTTTTAATAAATCACCTTCCATTAAATAGATAGGAGTATTTACCAACACTAACGTTGAGTCAGCGGGTACTGCAATTTCTTTTGCTAAATATACAGTTGCACTTGCTCCTGTTGGTGAAATTCCATCTGCACCTGCTGTTGTTAAACCATCAACAAATAAAAATACATTTGCTGCTGATGAAGTATCAACATTAGCTACTGTGATTCTGTTTATTTTTACAATTTTTTCTGAAGCAACTTCCATTAAAGTTGCAGTTGTTGTAGCTGATAAGTTCCAACCAAGGTTACCACCGAGAATATTTGTTACTGCTACTATATTTGGATTTGCCATAATTTTTTATTTCCTTTAATTGTTTTTTATCCGAAAATCATTGCCATTGCAATAGCTTTTCCTGTTGTTATACCAAAAGTTGATGTTGCTGTAAACCCTAAAGTTCCTGAGCCATCTGTTGTTACTAAAGCCGTTCCTGAAGCTCCGACTGCTGCTGGCATTGTTAATGTATAAGAAGTAGTTGTAGCAGCGGCTTTTAGTGCTGCATAAGCAGAGTTATCAGCATCTCCTAATCTTAATTCGTTTTGGTTAGTTAATTGAATGTTTGAGACTTCACTAAGAATATCATGAACACCAGTGTTTGTTGCTACACCATCAAAATAAACAATCTTCCAACCTTTATCTGTAGTCGCCCAAGTAACAGTTGCACCAGAACCTGTTGCTGCTTTTAATTGAAGTGTCTCTGCACCTGTCGTTGAGTTTTTAATTATGTAAAAATTTTCTGTAAGAACTGGGAAAGTAATAATTCGTGATCCTGTAAGAGCACCTGTAAATTCTATAACTCTAGTAGCAACAACAGCACCTAATGCTCCATCTGCTTTAGCAAATGTTGATGGTGATGCAGTTCCCGATCCCGCTATAGCTTGTGTAACATAGCCACCTGAAATTTGTTCTATAAGTTGTAAATTTGTATTTGTTTTTGTTCCCCATGTACCAGCATTTTCGCCAGTTACCATTTTCTCTACGCCGAGAGGTGTGTAAGATGATGTCATAAAATTTTATTCTCCTAATTAGATCTTAATCTTTGGTTTTTATATTTTGTTTTGTCCATATTGTCAACATACATTAGGTAGTATTTCTAACCCAATTCCCTGTTTGATTAGCTGTAACACGTCCCCATCCTATAGGTGCTACGCCAACAGGAGAAAGTGTAACAGTTGCTGACACTCCAGTCACTCCCATTACATCAGCTGGAGAAATTGCTCCTACTGCGGAAGTTGCTGAAACTCCTGTTAATCCCATTGTTTGATCTGATGGAGTAATTGCTCCCACTGCGGAAGTTGCTGAAACTCCAACAGGTTGAATTGTTGGATTAGATGTAACGGTTAGAGCACCAAAAGCACTTGTTGCTGCAACGCCTGTTAACACTGTTCCAAAACCAATTAAAACAGAAGGAGCGCCTACTGCTGCTGTTGCTCCAAGTCCTGTTAAAGGAACACCTTCTCCAATAATAATTGCACCCACTGCAGATGTCGCTGCGACACCTGTTAATGTAGTTGTATTATCTATTGTAGGAGACAAAGCACCAAAAGCACTTGTTGCTGAAATTCCTGTTAATCCCATTACATCTGCCGGTGCAATTGCACCAACTGCAGCTGTTGCTGAAAGTCCTGTTAAAGTTTCTGTAGCTGATTCAACGCTACCCCAACCATTTTCTCCCCAATTTAAAGTTCCCCAACCAGGTTTAGTAATTATACTTAATGCTCCTACTGCTGTTGTTGCTGAAACTCCAGTAATTGGAACTGTAAGACCTGACTGGCCCCAGTTTTCTGTTCCCCATGTATCAGATCCCCAACCTAATTCATTGAAAGGTATAACTGTTCCGAGTGCTGTTGTTAAAGATTGTCCTGTAAGGGTTACATCAACGGCTTCTTGATCGCCCCATTGATTTTGTCCCCATTGTAAAACTCCCCAAGTATCAGAGTCCACGGTATTTGCTTGTCCACCCATTCCTGAGTGATATTGACAATAATAATAAAGTTGTGGTGCACTAGCTGCAACTACTATTTGTGTGTAGGCTCCAGGATTTCCAGGTGTGCCATTGTAAGTTACACCTGTTGTATATTCGGATCCTCCTCCATGAGTTCCATTACTTGTTGTAGAAAATTTAAAAGGGTGTCCACCATTAGAACCAGCGGATTGATCAAATTTATATGTAAAACCTTCTGCAAGGTTTACAGTTTCTTGTAAAACTCCATCTATATAATATCTGTTACCGGAGCCAGGATTACTTACTGTTACTGTGAAGGTCCTAATAGTCATAAGGAATTACTCCTTATGCTATACCAATAATTGCATTACCTGCAGTGGCTGCTGGAAATTCAATTGTGAAAGTTCCACTTGTAACGGTTTTGTCTCCACCAAATGCTATAACACAACATCCTGGATCACCAGATGCAGTATCATTAAAAATTAAACAACCGTTAGCTGTGAAAGAAGCTGATGTCCATGAGA